TATTCCCTGTCAAAGTAAGGGAGTATCATAAACCAGAAGATGATTTACATGATCATCTCTTTGATTACTTTAAGACATATCCTCAGCAGATGTCTAATTTTCCTGAGGGTGTGATGACTAGTAAACCTGATTTGCATCAGGATGATAATAAGCATGTTAAGATGCTCATGTTATTCTTTCAAAATTGTTTGGATGAATATAGGAATGAGTATCAGTTGTATTGTGATAGACTAGAGATAAGTTCATGTTGGTTTAATAGAGCAGAAGCAAAGCTGGGTGTTGGCCATCCGTTACATAGACACCCCATGTCCTATGTAAGTGCTGTATACTATATGACAGGTGGATCTCCAACTGCATTTGAAGACCCATGTACTCCTAGGACTTCCGATACTCTTGATGTATGGTATGATAAGGAGATGGGGGCCGAGTATGGTATCAATGAAACTATATCTGCAGAGCCAGGTAAACTAATCATCTTTCCTGCATGGTTGAAACACTATTCAGGGAGACATTTTGAAGACTATGACCGATGGACTATCTCATTCAATGCTTTTCCTACAGGTAGGATTAACAATGGTCCTTGGGATATGCCACAATTACACGTTAAATTGCTATGAAGACACGCAAGACACCACTAAGGTATCCTGGAGGTAAATCTAGGGTAGCTAAGGATTTCATTCCAAGATTTCCTAAAAATATTAAAGAGTATCGTGAGCCATTTTTAGGTGGTGGATCAGTTGCGTTACTATTTTCACAGATGAATCCAGATGTTCCTGTCTGGGTTAATGATAAGTATGAGCATCTCTATAATTTCTGGACACAACTACAGCGTAATGGTGAGGAGTTGTCAAGAGTATTAGTAGAGACTAAGGAGGATAACAGCACTGAGGATAGAGCCAAGGAGTTGTTTAAACATGCTAAGGATAGGATTGGTAAGGAGGAGGATGACTTTGATAGAGCATGTCTCTTTTGGATTCTTAATAAGTGCTCCTACTCAGGACTAACAGAGAATAGTTCCTTCAGTGCTACTGCATCAAGACAGAATTTTACTACACGTGGTGCCAAGTATCTTGTAGAAATCTCTGAGATGATTCAGTCATGGAAGATTACAAACCATGATTACTCTGAGGTTATGAAAGCACCTGGTAAAGATGTATTTCTATTCTTAGATCCACCCTATAAGATAGGGACATATTTGTATGGTAGTAACGCTGAGTTACATAAGAATTTTAAACATGAAGAATTCTATGAGGCTTGTGCTTTATGTAAGCATGATTGGTTTGTCACTTATAATAATGATGATGACCTAAAGCAATTATATCGCAACTTCCATCAGGAAGAATTTAAAATCACCTATGGTATGAAGCATAGGCCAGATAATAAACTAAAGAAAGAATTGCTAGTGTGCAATTATGATATAAACAAATCACCATTGGAGAAATTATATGCATGAGTTCCCTCTCAAAGATTATCTGAATAGTATTAACTTAAAACAAGGAGACCTTTCAGATAATGAGAGGGCAATGAAAAAGTATCCTGCTTACATTATAAACAAATGTCTTTCGGGATTCATTGATACAATTATGCATGCCAATGAGATGAATGCATCGTCTCATTTAGATAACTCCCTTCAGTATCAATATTATATACATAGTGTTAGGAAATCCAAGAGATTTTCTCCTTGGGATAAGAAGTCCAAAAACAGTGACCTTGACCTTGTGAAACAATACTATGGTTATAACACTGAGAAAGCTCAACAAGCAATTAGAATCTTGTCTAAGGAGCAACTTGAAGTTATTAAATTAAAATTGAATATTGGAGGAAGACAATGAGTGATGAGATCAATTGGTCTCAAGACATGATGCTGGAGGTAACCCTTAAGGAACCTGATGACTTTCTCAAAGTGAGGGAGACATTGACTCGGATAGGTGTGGCTTCTAGAAAGGAGCGAAAGCTTTATCAGTCTTGTCATATTCTACATAAGCGAGGTAAGTATTACGTTGTCCATTTCAAAGAACTCTTTGCACTGGACGGTAAACCTACTAATATCACAAGTAATGATGTCCAACGTCGCAATCGTATTGCTAAACTCCTATCTGATTGGGGGTTAGTTGGAATAGTGAAGGCTTTACAAGCTGAAGACCTTGCACCATTAAATCAAATCAAGGTATTATCTTTTAAAGATAAAGGTGAGTGGACTTTAGAATCCAAATATAATATTGGGAAGAAGAAGTTAACACAGGAGGAGTAAATGGCTGAAGAAGCTAAATCAGAAGAGGTACAAAAGAAAGGTCTTTTATCAGATCTTAAAGAAAAATTGTTACCAGATGAAGATGAGAAGGCCGCAATCTTCTCGACTATGGTAAGATTGGGAGTGTTGATCTGGAGCGGAGGTATACTCACGTTAAATTATGTTACTTTCCCAGGATTAGCACAACAAAAAATAGATCCGACATTTATAGCTTCAGTTTTTACTGGAGTTTTAGCTAGCTTCGGGATTCAAACAGCATCTAAGAAAGGTGATGGTACCATGAAGATGCAGAATGGAAATGGTGGACCTAATGGCGGTAATGGTAGTGGTGGACCAGTACAAACTCTTCGTATTGAGCAAGCACCTCTAAAAATTATTGCTGTAGATCCAAAGAAAGAAGACAAACCTTATACCCTTTAAAGAAAATGTGTCAAAAAATAATTAATGTCGTTGCTATTGCGTCTGGCGTTGTATCTCTTGCCGTTGTTGGCGTTGGCGGTTACGTTTATGTTAATCAAGAAGCCATTATAGAGTCAGTCAAAGAGAAAGCACTAGGGTCACTTACTGGTGGTCTTGGTGGTGCTGCCCTAGGTGGTCTCGGTGGCGGTGCTCTACCTATTGGAGGAGCTCCAGCACCTAGTAACCCACTTCCTACAGCACCTATCCCATTTAACTAATGGTTGAAATTTATGATGACCTGATATCCCCAGGGTATCAGGACTTTATTGAGCGAACACTGAGCGATCCAAATTACCCGTGGCATTATACCAGGGGTATTTCTTTACCTGGGGATAATAATACTGGATTTTCTCATACGATATTCCATGGAGACTTGGGATATAAAGGACCGTACGCAGATATGATGATGCCTTTATTGTATCAATACCTAGGGGATACACCCTTGAAGATGCTGTATAGAATACGGGCAGCGATGTTTATTAAGAGACAGAATGAGGATGAACATCTACCTCATATTGATCAACCTGATAAGACACATCGCACTATGATATACTATGTAAACGATAGTGACGGACCCACTAATATTTGGCAGAATGATGTTATAGTAGATCAAGTTGAGTTTAAGAGAGGTAGGATAATAGTGATGCCTGGATCTGTTTTCCATAGTTCATCTTCACCTCAACATCATAACGAAAGAATGGTTGTTAATTATAATTTTCTGTGATGTTATATAAAGTATATAAATCTAAGGTTATAGAAGATAAACTAGATGATATACTAGGTATCATGGATACCTCTAAAGATATCCATAGTGAATTTGTTGGTGGTGACTCTACTACATGGACATATGAGAGATATAATGTCTTTGGGTTGACATCACCTACTAATGTGATGTATGATCTATATTGTGAGTTGAAAGATATATGTTACGAGTTTACTGAAGAAGAGAGATTGTGGTGTCAAGCATGGTTAAATTATCATAATGTTGATGAGGTGCTTGATTGGCATGACCATGCATGGCCTTATCATGGATACATTTCTATAAGACCACACAATACTAGGACAGTCTTTGATAACTTTGAAATTAAGAATGAAGTTGGTAACATTTATATTGGTAAGGGATTTCTACGTCATAAGGTTATCGTAGATGAGTCATGGGATCCTCAGTTACCTAGAATAACTTTAGGATTTGATTTAAAGTGTGGCCAGAGTGGCACTGGTTATAATATACGTCCACAACCTTCATATAATACTGGTTTGATGCCGTTTCCTAAATGATGTTTACAAGATTACAAACACCAGATACACATGAGTATTATAATCTCAAGCGTCTTGTCTTAGGTGTTGACTTTCCTTGGTATTATAATAATTCTTCCACTCATTCTGGTAAAGAAGGAGACTTATCTTTCTATTCTCATGTTGTTTTGGGTGGTCCTGTGCCACCTAATGTAGCAATGCCAGGGCAGAAGAGATACTCTGTTGTTAAGTCTTCTTTTATAGATAGTTTTGACGTGGTGGTTGATCAGATATTTGATCTAAATAATATTCCAGTCAATGTAGTGCATAGGATTAATGCCAATGCAGTATATCCTGTAAAGGGTAACCTACTATCCGAGCCACATAAAGACCATGAGTTTCCTCATAAGAATCTATTGGTATATCTAACTGATGCAGGTGGTGATACGATATGTGAAGGTGAATCTTTCACACCATGTGAGGATGATATAGTAACCTTTGAAGGGTTGCATTGGATGGTACCTCCTAAGGAGAAACGTAGAGTAGTTTTAGTAGTCACTTATAGCTAATGGACTTACAAAAAGTAACAACAGGTGTAACTGCAGCAGCAGTAATTGGTACTGGTGCAACTGTTGGTGTCAATTATCAGGTTGATCAGATGCAGGGTGGTCCACAGAAGAGAGAGGATGCTCAGATAGAGAAGATTCGACAGGTTGTAAGAGAAGAAGTTTACCTACAACTAGTCAACGCATGGCCGAAAACCTCTGGACCAGTGAAGGGACTAGCACCACCAAAGAATTATAAAAATCAAATACCACAACAAAAATGAGCGGAGATTCAACTGGGTATCAGGATATCATTTTCTATACTAAGGAGATGACAGTCGCTAAAAGGATACTCTTACAATACAAAAGGAAACAATCCATGACAGACTTATTATTTCACGTATACGATAAGAAATCAGAAGTTATTGTGCATAGTCTGAGTGTTGAAGAGCTTGAAAAGATGTTAAAGGAAGAAGAGATAAGCACAAGAGAGCATGATATTGTGCCTGTATGGGAACCACCATATGATGAAGCTTCGTATTGACTAAATAGATTAGTTTGTTCAAAGATAATGACAGCACTAATTGATCCAAAAGAATTTACGGATGTTGTGACCGAATTACGGTCATTTTTTTTGTCGAAAAATTTTTATGAAGTGCATACGCAGAATCGTTTAAGTATTCTTGCTGCTTGTGAAGACCCAGAGACAGTAGCAACCTACAATTATGCTGATAACATTTGGCCCCTACCTCAGACAGGTCAGATGTGGTTAGAGCATGAATTATTATCCAACCCCAAAGCAGAGGGGTTTTTCTGTGTCTCCACATCATATAGGGCAGAGCCTAACCCTGTCCCAGGTAGACACGAAACTATATTCCCTATGTTTGAGTTTGAAATGA